GCCGGCCTCCAGCGTATCGCTCGGATGCGTGCTCCACATCCAGTAGGCGACGGGCCGGCCATAGCGGTCGAACTCCACGCCCATATTGATGCCGTTCTGATTGGCCGAGGGCGCGCGCTCGTAGGACTCGTCGAACTGGTCGGCGTCGAGGAGTTGGAGGCTGAAGCCGAAGGGGTTGTCGGCGTACTTTACTTTCCGCAGGAAGACTTCGCCGTCCCGGTATTCGGTCTGGACAATCAGGGCCAGGAGTTCGCGCCAGCCATAGAGGCCATCGACGGTGCAGTATTCCGGACGGCTCCAGAGGTCCCAAGCCGTCTCGATCGATTCATTGAGCGCGTCGTAGGGCTTGCCGCCGGCGGTCTCGTTGTCCGGTTCGCAGTCGATGCCATCCGGCCCGACGACGTTCTGGGCGATCAAGTTGAGCAGGCGGCGGGCATAGGGATTGTTCCGGCAGAGTTCGCGGGAGCGCATGCGGAGGAGGCGCAGTTCGTACCGCAATTCCTGGCGCCCGCTCATCCACTGGGCAAACCAGTCGTTCGTCAGCCGATTCTGCTGGGCACCCGCGAAGACGGACCGCTGGCCCGACGTTTTGGGAACGTAGCCGAACCGGGCGAGGAGTTTCTGGACGGCCTTCATGGCGTCCAGGTCCCGAGGGGCAGGCTCGTCGGTGAAGGCGGATTGAAGACAACCTGAAGCGTTCCGTTGCCGTTCCACCGCTGGCGCCGGAGTTCGGCCCGGTAGTAGTTGCGGAGCCGGATCAGGTCCTTCATCGGAATCTTGACCAGCGCCCGGCCCTGAATCTGATAGCTCTCCAGTCCGGCCGGGATCCGGCCGACCAGGGCGGATTCAATCAGGGTCAGGGCTTGGGCCGCGTGGCTTTGGAGGGAATCGACCGAGGAGAGGTTGGCCGTCAGGCTGGCCGTGCCGCGGCGTAGCGTGAACTTCTGGCCGGACAGGGCGACGGAGGCGGCCCAGGTGACCGTCTCGGGCTGCGTCCCGCTCTTGAGTTTGTCAGTATCCGAGGCCGCGAGCGTTGTGCGCCAGCCGGTGCCCTGCGTAGCGGCGGTCGAGGTCAGGCGGAAGGTCGGGGAGGCCCAGTCATAGGTCAGGATCCAGCCGGCCGAGGAGGTAAAATCGCCGTAAGCGGGGTCGGAGAGGGCCAGGGTATCGAAGATGACCGTATCGCCCGCTTGGAACTCGGACGGCTCGCCCACGGGGACCGACGGGGGGGTCATGGGAGAAGATAGTTGACCCGATCCCCCTTATTGTCAACTGATTACCATTCTCATTAGCGCCAACTATCGACCCAGCCCGGCTTCCGGAAGGCGGGCCGGCGGACCTGTTTCACGGGCAACACCTCGGTTGCCGCAAGAATCTGGGCCTCCGGTGTGACCACGGCCGGCGCCGGGGCGGCCTCTGGCCGGCGGCTCAAGCTCCGGCGGACCGGATCACCCAGGGCGTACAACGCGACCAGGGAGAGGCCGGTCAGGTCGATCGCCTCGTTCCGCTGGCTGCCGATCTGCTCATAGAGCCAGACCTGCTGACCGTTGACCCGATGGGGCCGGCGGCGCTCCGCCCCGTATTGCTTCAGGAAAGCGAGGTCGATCTGGTCGGAAAAGTGCTGGTAGCCCGGCCCCGGCATCGTCACCTTCCGGAGTCGGCCGAAGATCACGTCCTTGACCGCGATCGTCCCCACCATCCAGACCAGGGTCCGATATTTCGTCGTCCGCTTCTGGGGCCGCGTGAGGAGTTGCTTGCCATATTCGCTGGATCCCTTCGTCGCCATGACCCCTGACCGTTCCCGCGGCCGGACGTAATCCGTGACGGCCGCGGTGTAGGCACCGGAGTCGATGGCCGTCATCCGTACCCGCATCGTCCCGCCGCCGACGCGGCCCCAAACGCGGGTCCGGAGGGCTTCCAGCGCGCCCCAGACTTCCGGCTTGATCGGGTCGCCGGCCAGCCGCCAGTTGCCGAGGTGGTAGGCTTCCTCGCCGGCCGCAAATCCGGTCAGGAGTACTTCGAGTCGGTCACCCTGCACGTCCACGCCCAGCGTCAGGACGCCCACGGCGGCCGGAATCAGGGCGTAGCCTTCCGCGTCGGCCCCCATCGGCTCTCGGCTGATCGCCTCGGGGTCCATCTGCTCGCCCGGCGGCTCGTAGCAGCGGGCCAGCCGGGTATTCAGAAACACCTTGATTTCTTCCCCCTGCCCTTGCGCGTCGTACCACTCCTGGACGAGCTGGCCCCAGGTAATCGCCAGCGAGGGCAGGGCCGTCATCTGGAAGCCGGCGATTGAGCGGCCGGGAAAGGCCGCGACCCAAGCGCCGGCGTCGTTCATCGCCGCCTTATGACGCTCCGCAATCAGGGCGCCGCAACCCGCACAGAGATAGGCGGCCGTCTCCGGAAGCGGGCGGCCATCCGGGTCGCGGTCCCATTTGACGCCGAACGGGTCATCGGGGCCGCCCCATTCGAGGGATTGCCGGTGCTGGCAATGCGGGCAGGGCACCAGCCAGCGCCGCTGATCGCTGGCGTCGTATTCTTTCTGGATTCTCGACCCGCCCGCCACGGTGGGGGATCCGGTGAGGTATATCAACCGATTCGGAAAGGTGGTCGTGCGCTTCTCGACCACGCTAATCGGGTCACCTTCCTCGCCGGCGCTCGGCGGGAAGCGGTCCACCTCATCGCAGAAGAGCTTGCGAATCGGTCGCATGGCGAGACCCGAGGGGGCATTGGCGCCGACGAACGTCAGCCGCCAGCCGGGGCCGGCCTTCGCGAGAATCGTATCCTCCTTCTCGCGGCGGGCGCTCTCGAGGATCTTGCCGGAGAGCCGCGGCGTGTCCCGGAACATCGGGTCAATCCGGTCCTTACTGATGGCCCGGCACATATCGAGCGTCGGCTCAACCAGCAGTTGCGGGCAGGGGTCCAAGTCCACCGAGTAGCCGATATGGTTGAGCAGAATTTCCGTCTTGCCGGCGACCTGCGACGGCAGCATCGCAATGACGCGGCGAAAGCGCGGATCGGAGCCGACGTCCATGATCTCGCGCTGCCAGGGGAAGCTATGCCACTGGCCGCCGACGGCGCTGGCTTCCGTGGAGAGCTTGCGGTAGCGGTCGGCCCACTGGGAGACGGAGAGGCGGGGCGGTGGGGCGAAATGACGGGCGCGGTAGGCGCGTTCGCTCCGGAGGAGCGCAGTCGAACCGCTCAGTGTATTCACGGCACCTTCCTGATACGAAGCGCAGCCCCTTGAAGGGATGATCCGCATGTTGGACAGCGAATCGGTTTCCCGTGATCTGCAAAACTTTCATAAGGTTCCGGCATCACCTCGGCGGCAATCACGACCTGCCCATCGGACCATCTGCCCCATCCCAGACAGTCAGGGCAATTCTCCACATGAGGAACTTTACATTTCCAGCAGACCCGCGCCCTGTCATTCGGAATCATAGAACGGTCGGCTCCGGCACGTCATCCCCATGCGCGAGGTCGCTCATGACCTCATCAACCAGCGATTGCGCCTGCTGAATCCGGAGCGGCAGCGTTTCCCCCGTGACCCGCATGCCAATGGCGTTCGGCATGTTCAAGAGTTTGGAGCGCACGCGGGCGAAGGCATCCCCGATGGCGCGTTCCCCATCCGCCAGCGTCATCAGTTCGCCGCGCCTTTCCTGTAGCTCAATCTCGATCAGTTCGGCGTCGGCTTCCGCCCGGCGGGCGCGGCTGTCCTCCAATCCGGCGCCCTTCCCCTTGCCATAGGATTTGCCGAGGTTGATGAATTGCTGATCCCGCCAAGCCCGCGCTTCCGGCCAGGGAATACGGCGAACATTCCCGGTCCCCTCGCAGGGCATACCCTGATTGATCAGGTTCTCGACCTGACGCCGTGCCACGCCGAGCCGCTTGACCGTCTCCGCGATGCTCAACATCTCGCTCGCCATTAGAATCGCAACGTCGGCGCGAAGCGGATATCCCAACTGCGGCGAGGGTAAAGCCACAGAATGATGACGAATGGCCAGATGCGCCATAGTCGGCAGATGGGAATATCAGGATTGTCGTTCGGCATATGTATTTATCTCCCCACCTGAAGCTTGCCGCAATCCAGCAGCATCGTCCCGCGGAATCCGCCGTCGCTATAGTGCATATACCGGACGCGGCCCTGGTGGCTCACGATAAAGTGATCCGTCGCCGCCTTGACCGGCGTGATGAAATCATAATCATCGACGAGGACGTAGCGACAGAAAGGGGCGCAGAGCTGGATATCGTGGAGGGCGCCAGCGTAGGAGTGGTCCCCGTCGATATGCGCCACGTCAAACGAGCGGGGCAGGAAGTCCCGCGTCTGGCTATCGACCCGATCCACGCAGCCTTCCGCGATAAAGCGATTCGAGAATCCCTTGATCCCACCGTATTGTCCGGCGTCATTGTCCCAACCGAGATAGTCCAGGCCGGGGATCGCGGCTTGGAAGGCGAAGGCGGAGTAGCCGGCGCGGACGCCGATCTCGAATAGGCTGCCCGGCGCGGGTTGAATCGCCCTTGCGATCCGGTATTTCCAGCGGTAATAGGTCTCGTAGTCGGCGTTGGGCCGGTCCGGATCTTCCGGCAGCCACCGCTCGACTAATGCCGCCCACATTTCATCCTCCGTCATGCGTTGACCCGCTTGAGCATCAGGTCGCGCCCCTCGCCGCTCCGCGCCTCGATGAACGTCGTCATATCCGACTGATCGGCCGCCGGCAGGCAGATCAAATTGAAATTGACCTCCTCGGATCCGTCACGCATGAAGATGTTTTC